CAAAATCGATATAGTAACCTTGTCCGATTTCATTTTCAAAGAATCTATTGAACGCATCACGAATTAAAACTAATTCAGGAAGTACTACTTGAGTAAGCATTTCCTTTTTAGCCTCTTTCATGTTATTGTAAGTCTTGTTATCAGGATCGTTAAATAGTGCAGAGTTAACTCCGTACACATTACACAACTCACGAAGTGTAATCTTCTCTGATTCTAACAACTGAAGGTCAACAGGAGATAATCCCATATTAACCCAACCCAATTTAGCACCTGCAATTAAAATCTTACCAGCATTTTGAATAATGCCTCCTTGCGTTTTAGTTCCGTACTGATTGTAGAAATCTTCTTTTAACTTACCAGCTTGTTCAGGGCCGAAATCATTTGATTCATCTGCATACAAGATACCCTTAGGCCCTTGATTCTGCAACATACCTACAGAGGTATCCTTAGCATCGTTACTGCGTTGAACAGTTCTGTAAGCAGCTTGTAAAGGCGATAGTCCATATAATTGTTGTCCATTAGTGTTGAAGTAGGGGTTGAAGTATTTTAAGTGGATTACATCTTTAGCATCCAACTGATCCCACCCAACTAATGTGAAAGAGTAGCCTTCAACCCCATTGATAGTACCATCGCTAATGATAGCGACATATTGGGATGGGAGAGTAACAAGTTCAGCAACCTTACCACTAGCTAATCTATTAGCCCATATGTAAGAGTTACCTGTAATAAGTTTATAGCCAATAATATTCTCAATAAACTCAGAGAATGATTGGTATGGATTTGGTCTTTCTAATAATTTGTTTAGCGGACTATCGGCAATCTCATCAACTGCTTTAATCCTTACTAACTCCGCACGAGCAATATCTGCCCCACTTGATGCGTTAGCCATCATAGATTTATAAGTGTTCAAGTCTTTTTTACTCTTAACCTTATAAACATAGAATGGAACTGTAGAGATTGTTTTTGAGATACGCTTGATGATAGAATAGACTTCGCTATTGTTATCGTAATCCTGTACGAACTTGGCATAGTCTAAATTTGGGTAAAGCGTTCTACCGCCTATTAAACCACCAAAATCACCAAATGGGTTATTAAGGTTCGTATTTTTTCTAGGGGCTGCCTTTTGTTTAAAAGGATTAACCGCACTTAGTATGTCCGTTAACTTCACTATATGATATTTTTACAAAAGTAACAAATTTTTAGTCTAAACCACATTGCTTCGCAATCTAAACCACCCATCCTCTCTTTGCTTTCGCATATTTTGAGTATATCGCATAACGCATGGCATCCATCAAGTGGTCACGAAACTTAACAGGCTCATCCATTGTGTTGCCATCGTGATCCGTTTTCCACTTGTAGTTTTTAATCTCATCTAACAAATCTAAGGATTCTGATTTTACAAATAGCGGAAATGATTTAACCTTATTAATTCCTGCGAACACATCTTTAGTAGCAGACTTTAAATTAAATCCTGCTTTGTTTACCTCGGCTATTGTTTTTGGTTCGGCAGCATCTGCGAATATCTCATCCCTACGAGATAGCCCCATAGACTTTAATCGGTCTATTAGGAGTGAGGTTGACATCTTAGTATCATATATCAGTTGCTCGACATAAATGTCACCATCGAAGTTCTTGCACCTTACAAGGGCAGTCTGGTTGTTATAACCAAAGTCAAGTCCGTAAAACACATCTCCACCTTCAGGGAAGTTCCTTCTTCTTCTCCAATGGCTATAAATCGTAGCTTCACTAATTGCTCTTTCGCCTAATCCGTAAACTCTCCAGTATTCGTGGTCGGCATCCTTCAATCTTTCAATCTCGGCAATAATGGTTTTATCTAAAAACGGATTATCCTTATAAGTCGTGATGGTAAAGTCGGTATCTTCTCTAGGAATGACCTTATCGTAAATCCAAGAGTAATAATCGGAAGGATTATAATCAAGTACGATTTTATCCGTAGTTCTTAGGGCTAACTGCATCCAAGATTCGTAGTTAACCTCATTGGCCTCATTTATAAACAGATAGTTTCTTTTTCGACCTCTAATCTTCTGAGGCTGGTCTGTAGATACAAATTCTACCGTGTTGCCATTAAGGAAGTATAAATTCTCTGATTTGTTGTGCTTCTCCTCCGAGTAGAGTTTATACTTGGATAGTATCTCAATAAAATCCCTCATAACTGATCCCTTGATACTTGGTAGGGATGAACGGCAAATTGTTAGGGTTTTACCTCTTTCTTGCAAAAGCTTAACTATAAACCAGGTAAGCACATTGTAAGTCTTTCCTGACCTCGTACCTCCTTGCATAACAGAGATTCTCTTCTTTGAGTTGTTTAGTACCTCAAAGACAACATTGGTGGTTACTTCCATAGAAATAAATTAAAAATTTTGGTTTGCTCAAGACAAAGCTAATCCTTTTGGTTTTATAGTAAAGTAGGGGATATGCACCATAAAGTGGATTAAATGACACTAATGAGTGCATAATGCGTCATAAAATTCACATTCTGATATGCTTTTGTGCTTTATAAGGCACTTTATCAATCATTCTTGAGCCGATTGTCAATCATTTACGGCTCATTTGTCAAGTTTTATATTTACTTTTTGATTGATAAAGTAAAATAATAGCTTTACTATTTTACTTTGAGTAAAATTACTCAGTCCATTGAGTAATCGTTGCATTTTATACAACAGTTCATTATTTATCTCCGTTCACGGAACATGAACAACCAAAATAAGTGAACACTATCAAAACTTGCATATTTTACATTTTATGATAGTTGTAGTTTACATTTCCATATAAATCGGTAACAATACTACCGAATTACCACTGACTATGTCACAATTTTAGAAATATTCATCCCACTAATTCGGATATTGGCCGAGTTCCACTTCCGAATTTGTCAAGTTTTTTGATTCATTAACTTGACATATATTTCCATTTTGCATGAATTTTACATTAGATTTCATGCAATCTAATTAAAGGGCATTTAGAAGCGTTTTAAGACACTCTACCCCTTTTTGGATAGATAGTACTACTCAAAGGCAGATATGCCCTAGAATCGCCTTAAAATGCGAATAAACACTATTCTCATATCCTACGGATCTATTCTTCGTAAATATCCATCTCATTAGGTAGTTCTACCTCTTTATCAAACTCGTAAAGTGGGATATCTTGGATATTAGCAGCTTCGGTAGCTGGAACCACGAATCCACTATCCTCAAGTTGAGCGTTTTCATCACCATCTAACTGCTGAGCACCATTAGACAATTCTTCTACATGACTAGCCTTTAGGACATTAACAGTAATCTGCTTAACCACATCTCCTTCATGAGCAACCTCTTGCCTTTCGATATAGCCTCTACGCTTACCCTTGGTTTTTAACAGGAACATTGTAGCCAAGGTATCACCCTTAGCAATCCTTTCCATTAACTTATGCTCACCGAAGTCAAGCATAATCTCCTCAGGCTCTATTTCAGCCAATCTTTGTCTAAACTCAGGATCTTTATCACACCAGGCCTTATATTGACCTCTACCAACCCCTGCTGATTCACAAGCAATGGTGATATTGCCAAAATTCTCCTTGTAAGCTATGATAAAAGCTTCTTTGCTAATATCTCTGAACTCTGCATTCATAATTGTATTGGTTTTAGCATATTACTGCGTAATCTGAACTCTGCATTCATATTATCGGTTTTTAGTTGGTGTTCGGATAGATGTGATATGTACTACCTTCTCTACCTTGATATGGTCAAAGCTAAGTACACTTTCGCACTTAGTACACTTGATGGTATGTTCCCTTATGGAACTCTCCCAAACATAATCCTCTGTAGATACTCCGCATTTACATCTGTAAGTTCTCTTGGCTACTGTGTCTTTCATATTATAATAAATTATAATGGGTTATATGGAAAATAAAAAAAATCAGAATGTGAAAAAACATTAAAATATTGTTTTATATCAGAATATTGGAGGGCACAAGGGATCTACGAAAATTTCCGTACGAAACAAAGTGGTAGGGGGTATCCCTCCCAATTACATATAAATACTATTATGTTAAATAGACTTTGTGTCATGCTTTGCCCTCCCTTGTTTTGCCCTATTTTACCCTTACTCCCCTACCCTATTATGCCAAAAATATGTATTTTTACTTTATTGATTGTTATGGCTCTTTTATGGCCTAGCTAAGAATTGGGTATTAATACTTCTATTAAATGTAGATATAAAGATATCCCTATATTAGTAATATACAATATACTGATAATATACAATATACTATTTATATACATTGTATTAAGTTACTTATATAATGTATATACTAATATAATGTA